ATTATAGAATGAATAATGAGGTAGAAGAGTTTTTACTTCATCATGGCTGAAGAAAGTATCTGTTTCCATTTTAGGTGTTTTAATCTGTTCTATGAAGTTGACTTCTTTGCTTTTTTGTAAAGACGACAATATATTAGATAGTTCATCATCATTCTTGCAGCTTAATTCAACTAATTTAACAAATGGAAGGTAAGGGGTGTTAGCTACAAAATCTTTCCATATACCAGTGTCTTTCCAAATCTGCAATGCAGTTCTGTTGTCGCCATCTCTATAAATCGCATTTGACTGCCAATATTTACCTTTATCAGATAAATTATAGCCGAGGTTAATCAAAATATCTTGTATGGATTCTGTTTGCATTTAATCTAGGGATGGTACGCTATCTGAAGAATCTGAAACGAGATCAGCATTTGTGCTGACAGAATCAGCGATATCCCTCAAGTCTCCTTTTTCTTCAATTCCAAAATTAGCGAATTCAAGGTTAATAAAATTCTTCTTAAAAGAACCGTCAGCCATTTTAACTGGGTTAATTGCTCCAGAAATGTCTTTGCCGAGATGGCGAGCTTTAACATTGATTAATTTATGAGTTCCATAACCTTTCTCATTCTGCAATTCGTCCAAGGTTTTATTTCGAAGGATGAACATGTGAGAAGAGAACTGAGTGATTCGGTCAGACAAAGAAACAATGCTTTCGTCGTCAACTACATTAGAAGAAGCTTTGTTGGTTACGATACCTGTTCTATTTGACTGAACAGATGTAATCATTGAAATCTGAGGTTTGCTATTTGTTACAATCTCTTTCTGAATGCATTTTTTATATTTATCAACCATTTCGCCGACAACTTGCCATTCGTTTTTATTATTGCCACTCATTTCACTAGTGGTTTTAATATAATCAAAACTAAAAACCATCGGATTACCTCTTCCGATCTTTGAAAAATAGAATCTTTTAAGCAAGCTTATTTGAGAATCAACATTCATTCCGCCAACATTATAATAATAAAGCTTTAGATTCTTTACTGCTTCCCATACAGAACGTACTTTATCAACGATTTCTTTTCCTGCTCTTCTCCAGTTTCCACTTTCAAGAAGATGCATCGGAACTTTAGACAGAGCGGCACACTGTCTGAAGATAAGTTCTTCTTTGCTCATTTCACCGTTATCAAAATGTAAAACGGGAACATTATATTTCTTCGAGACTTTAGTAGTGAAGTCCAAACAAAACTGTGTTTTTCCAACGCCAGATCTAGCTACGATTACAGTAATGTTACCGGGTCTCAAAAGAGAGCCGTAAATTTCTTGAAGTCTTTGATGCGGACCAGCGAATCCGAATTCTGTAATTGGATTATTTCCTCTATCTTCAATGAGATCTTCCATCTCTTCGAAAATGTTTTCAGGATTATCTGCTCCATTTTCATACAGATTTATTTGATTATTATAAATCTGATCAGCAGTCTCAACGATAGAAGAGTAATCAGAGGAAGGAGGAATAGACTTCATCTTTTTGCTAATCTCATTGCAGCAAGAAGTTATCTCTCTTCTTATTGTATATTTTTTAAGTTCTTTAGCGATGCTTGTGATCGAATCTGAAGAAATCTTTCTTAGCGCAAGACCTTGAATATAATCAAATGGATTAATATTGTCTTCGAATGACAAATTAAAATTCTTGACTCTTTGTGAAATAACAACTTCATCTATCTTTTCGCCTGAGTCGATGGTTTGCTTTAGTACGGAAAAAATAGTTCTATTTATTTTCGAAGATTCCGCCCAAAAGTCTTTTTCTGTTATAAAACTAGCAATATCAGCATACCTATCTGGATATTTGATCAACGCAGCCAAAAGCTGAGTTTCTAGATCGTAAGAATAAATCATGCGCCGCAACCATACTACTCTTCTGGAGTGATGTCAAGAGGTTGTTGCTCGTTATCTACTTCGTCTAGATATTTTTCTATAGCTTTTATTAATCCCATTTCAACAATTGGACTGCAAACTTTACTATATATCATTGGGCATCCATCTTGATCAACGTAAGCAACAATAAATCCGCGAGATGAATCGTCGGAACCAGTAAACTCAAAAAGCTTATTAAAAAAGTTTTCAGGTATTTTGAAGTTTTTAAAATTCTCTGAAGAAGAGTTTTTTTTCATTTTATAATGTTACACCTTGAGATTCAAATAATCCAATTGTTATTTCATCGTTTGGAAAAATAGTTAAAAGTTTTATATCATTCAGTTCGCAAAATCTTTCTTTTTGTTGATCTCTTTTTAGTTGATTTAAAAAATTAATTTTATTTTGATGAAAGAATTGAATATATTTAGTATGTTGTCTTCCTTGTACTTCTATTGCGATTTTTTTATTTGCATTGTAAAAATCTAGTGTCAATCTTGTTCCAACAATAGGAAATTCTTCAAAAACAACATTTCCAGTCCAAAATTTTTCAAGAAATTTTTTGACTTCGAACTGGAAATTGCTTCTGCTGGATTTTTCCCAATCTATAAGATATTTTCTTATATTTTTACACCGCCTTTTTTTATTATTCAGCGACAGAAATTCCATCTGAGAAATTAAGTAGATTTTTGCTTATGTAGTTGAAGAAAAACTTTTTGAGTTTTTCGTCTTCATTTATCAGTTTTTCGAATTTACCTTGACCTTGTATTTGATTAGGAAATTCAGAAAAACCAGCTTCTCTAACGGTTGTTAGAAATTCTTCGTCAAAACTGATCCAAGCTCCTTTTTTAACGGCAATTTCCCACATAAGAAGAAAGTCGAAGATCTCTTTTTCGATCCAGTTTGAGGTTCCATTCTTGCGACCGTATTTGATTGGATATCTGATAACGCAATTAGTTCTTTCGTTAGGAGATTTCTTGATTACAATTTTTGCAAAATGTCCAAGATATGGATTTTTTTGCTCATCGTAAGCGGAGTTAGCGTCTTCGAGAATTAGATCTCCTTTATATCGAGCATCAAATTCAAAAATCCAGTTAGCAAAATGCAATAAAGCATTACCACCAGTTGCGCTAGTTTGTCTTACTGGTGCTTTACTATAAGGATCAAGTTTAATATCTGCGCGAACTTGAGAAATAAATACAGCAATATGTCCCCGCTTTTGAAGAGCGATTGAGATTCTCTTCATGAGATCGGCGGCAATAACCGCTCCGCCAGCCACCTTCTGTGAATCTTCGAAAGTTTTATCCAAATCACATTTTCTAATCAATCCATCAACAGAGTCTAGTAGAAAAAAGTATTGGATATTTTCTTCGTTTTTGCCGACAAGTTCTCGCATTGAATCGAAAACTGTTTCGTGAATATTGCATTCAAAAACGAAACAAGTTCCATCAACCCATTCGTCTTCCGAGAAGACAAATTTTACGCCAGAGCGTTCGATCATTTGTGGGCTGAGACGACCTTCGGCTTTGATATAAAAGCCTTTTCTTTTTTCTGGTTTATCCAGAAAGTTTTTCATGAATTGAAGCGCGGCACTTGTCTTCCCGCCTTCGTTGATTCCACAGAACCTGTGTAGACCAGTTCCGAGACCTCCTTCCAAGAAGTAATCGACAAGAAGGCTTCCGCTTGAAACCTTGTAATCGATTGCTTTTTCGAAATTGAAATGAGATTCTTTGTTTTCTTTTAAGAATTTCTTCAACTGCTGTTGTGAAGTGAGGATTTCTGATTCTGCTTTTGTTTCTTCTTTTGGTTTTCTGCTCATTTTAAAAAGTCCTTTAGAGATTTGATCTTATTCGTTCTATTATAGTCTTCGCCTACTTTATTGCCAAGTTTTATTTCTTCTTGCTTATTTTCTATTTGAAAAAAGTATTCTTTGTATTTGCGTTCTAGATTTGAAAATTCTGTGCTTAAAAATATTGCAACAGATGGTACTTTTTTAATATCTGCTTTTTCCCAAAAAGATAAATCAGGAAATTTATCTAATAATCTATTTAATAAAGTGAATTCTTTTGCCCAGAAATTTCTATCTGCTTTTTTTGGAACATCAATTATTTTGCGTATTATTTGTCTCTTATTCATTCACTATTGAAGGGTATCAAAAAATACAACATTGTCAACAAAAAAACCGCTAGTTGCCTAGCGGTTTTAAATGCTTAAATTAAATATTAAGCTTGAGCAGGGTTAAACGTTGGGCTCTGAAGGTCGGGGTTTTTAAGAGCGTCTTTTTCTTCTTGTTTTTTCAATTTGTCGTCTATTTTAATACCTTCTTCTGCCGCGTTAGGAGTGATGTCTCCAGAAGGAGGGGCGGGTTCTTGAACAAAAACTGCCGTTGGTTCGGCTTTCATTTCTTCCATTTGAGGAGCGGCAGCCATGCTTTGAAGTTGTTTTTTGCCTTCTTCAGATAGTTTGCCAGATTTTTCATATCTTTTTAAGATAGAAACTTTTATTTTATCTGGTAGAGTTTTTTGTTCATCAGTTAATTCGCCGCCGCCTTTCATTAACATCTGTCTATTTTTCATGTATGACATGCCGCACATGTATTTAGCGTCTGATGTTGACATGCCAGCGGTATTTACAAACATAGCTTCATTCATCATACACTCGCCCATGTAAGAATCGTGAAGATCTGTTTCGTCTTCTTCCATCATATTTGAGATGGAAACTTCAGCGATAAAGTTTTTATTATCGAATTTAAATGTTGGTTTCATATTTATTTATAATTTCCACCTTTATTTTGACGGTCACAATATTGTTCTTGTGAAAAGCCTTTTGGATTTTTGCAGTCTATTGATTTTTTATATTTTACACTCCATCTGGATTTCATACCTTGTTTTGGTGAGTTATAAGCTCCTTCTAATGGTACGATTTGATCCATTGTTTTAGTTAAAATATCTCCTTCTTTAAAATTATCTCCTTTATTTATGACTTCATAAGCGACGACTTTACCCATATCGTTAGGAAGATCTTTTATTTCTTTAACTATACCTTCGCTATTGAAATGTCGGCAACTAGGATTGATATTAATTATTCTCATGCCAGCTTCGATTTCTTCCGACATGTCTTCTGTTTCGTTCTCGCTTTCGGTTTCTTGAGAATAAACTAAATAATTATAAACAGCAAATAAATAATCTTCCATTAGCGTTATCTTGCTTTGTACCCAAGGCTCTATTTCTTCAAACATAGAAGGATTTGCGCGAAGTTTTTCAAGAAGATCTTTAGAATGATCTGCGATATAAGCTAATTGAGCCATCGCCATTTCGCCAGCTTCTTCGTTTGTTTCTTCGGATTCATTTTCTACATCTTCCGTTATTTCTTGAGCCTGAGCTAAAGAAGGTAGCAGCTTTAAAAGATCTGCTTCTTCCCAATAAGTAATTCCATCCCATTGATGGATGACTTCATCGACGCAACCTTTTGTGGTGTAATCTGTTACAGATTTTTTACTTTCCCACATCTTACAACTCCAATATCTTGCTTTCCATCTTGGACCGGGATTTGTATCGCATTTATGTCTCGCTCTAAAATTTTTTCTGCGAGCGGGATCATCTCTTTTTATCTCCATATTTGGATCGCCAAAGTTCACCTTTACAACATTTCCTTTTTCATTTTTTACATATACTGAAAACTTTTTTGGTCCTTTAGATGTTCTAAATGGTTTATTTAGAACTTTCTTTTCTTTTGCAGCTTTTATTTCGCTGCTAAGATTGATTGATATATTCATCTTATTTTAAAGTGAGTAAATATTTTGTTTTATTAACAGAGCCTAGAATTTCATCTCTTATATTTAATAAATCTGTATCTTTTTTTGCATCGAGCATTGTTGGAAGCTCGTCTATTAAATAAGATTCCATTTCTGTTAAAAGAGCGACAGGATCTTTTTCTTTATAGTTTTCGATATTAAGAACAAAACTTTTTTGAGAAATAACTCTTCCATATTTTCCCATGAAAGTTTCAACGAATTCGTCTATATGCCCACTTAAATCATCGTAAAGACTGCCAAGGCTAATATGCTCTGAATAAGAAAGAGTTTGCCAATGAAGAATTTTTACTTGATTTTGATATGTTAAGAATTTAGTTACTATGTTCATTTTATTCTTCTATTGGATGATAGTTTAAATCTAATTCATCATTATTTACACTAAATTTTTGCAAATCAGAAAGAGCTTCAGAAAAATCATTTTCATCAAAATCCTTAAAGTCAAAAACATCGATATCGATAGAATTCATATTATTTACTGCTGGCTATATCTTGATCTGCTCGTCTATAAGAATCTTTTACTTTTCCTCCAGCCATCATTCTTAAAAAGGTGTTCACCCTCGCCATTCCCCAAGCGGCTCTTGACACTCCCGGTCTATGAGTTGCGCTAAAAGCACCCAAGCCTCTGCGGTAAACTTTTTTTAATTGTCCTAGCGTCACTTTTTTAGAATGTTTAGAGTTGTGATTTTTTACTTTTTCTTTCAAAGCGTTAGTTACTTTTTCACTGAAAGCTATTTCTGCTTTACTTATTAACTGTTTTTCATCTTTTCTTTTCAATATTTCTTTTGCTTTTTCTTTGGCTTCTGGAGTTGTACCAGCAGATCCCGGTTCGTTTGTGGTTGAACCTTTTTTCTTTTCTTCTGGTTTGGCGGGAGTTTGAGCGGAGCTTTTTGGACCTTGCCTTTTTTTGGCGATCAGAGAAGATAAATCCACTAAATAAATCATATTGAATATTACACGTTTTTGTTAAGACATGGAAAAACCGCCTTTCGGCGGTTTTCCTTCGTTTTATGCTTCGCAGTTTTTACACTCAAGGAGGCTTCTTCCTAACTCTTGAGCGGGATTAGTGCTTCTTTGGTAGTAGAACGTTTTTATTCCGTTTTCCCATCCATAAATAAGAAGCTGACTAGCTTCTTTAGGAGAAGTCTTGGGATGGATCATAAGATTCAAAGATTGAGATTGATCAATATATTTCTGTCTTTGCGCTGCTTGAATAACAATTTCTTTTTGGCTAATTTCTCCAAATGTCTTGAATACGTCTTTTTCTTCTTGGGACAAGAAATCGAGATGTTGAACAGATCCACCTTTTTTAAGAATGTTTTCCCAAATTTCTTTTGTGTCTTTATTTTTTGATGCCAACAACTCTTTTAGATATGGATTTTTATAAGTATATTTACCTTTAGCTAGATCTTTAACAAAATAATTACTATTGAGAGGTTCGATAGAAGGAGAAACTTGACCAAGAATAAAAGAAGAAGAAGTAGTTGGAGCAATAGCCATTGTTGTTGCATTTCTCATGTTGTACATTCTCAATGTGTGAGGTTCGCCGTATTCAATAGCCATTTGTTTGCTTGCTTCATAAGACTTTTGTTTAATCAGCTTCCAGATTTCTACATTGATCAATTTAGCTTGAAGAGATTCAAAAGAAATCATTTTTGATTGCAAATAAGAATGCCAGCCAAGAACCCCAATCCCAATAGCTCTATGATTTTTAGCAAAATTATAAGCAGCTTTCATGAATGGAAGATCTTTTGTTTTTTGAATATATTCTTCCATTACAGCATCAAGAAGATAAACAAGAGTTTCAATTAAGTCAGTATTTTTCCAATCGTCGTAATGAAGAACATTGAGAGAAGATAAATCGCAAACAAAAGATTCATCTTGGCTTGAAGGAAGTGAAACCTCGGCACACAAATTTGAAGCATGAATTTTCATGTTCTTGTCTATGTACGGCTGCGGTTTATTTTTATTTACAGTATCAGTAAAAAAGATATATGGATAACCTGATTCAAATCTTTTTTGAATTATTTTGGCCCACGTAGCTCTTTTGTCTTTATCGCCAGCAATCATCTCTTCCATCCATTTATCTCCAATACAAACACCAAATGATAAATGTTGAATAGGGTGTCCTTCGCTTTTAATCTTTAAAAATTCTTCGATGTCTTTATGTTCAACATCTAAATACGCCGCAAAAGATCCGCGTCTGACATTTGACTGAGAAATGATTTCACTAACAGACTGGAACAATTCCATGAAGTGTACTGATCCGGCAGATGTTCCGCCGACGCTAATCGGAGATCCTCTGTGTCGCAAATCTCCAAAATAAGC